ATCCCCAACAGTGTCACTTCCATTGGGGATGGTGCGTTTGTTGGCAATCATCTAAACCGTATTGTAATCCCCAATAGCGTTAGTTCCATTGGGTTTGCCGCGTTTGCGGATAACCACCTGACAAGTATTAATATCCCGAACAGTATTACCATCATAGAGGATTTGGTGTTCTTCCTAAACTCACTGACCAGCATAACTATTCCAAATATTCGTACTTTTGCACAAAATACCTAAGTACAATTCGGACACTTTCTGCAAATGCTTATCCTATAAGGAATTAGCGTTGCTGATTATGGTGTGCGAATTTCGGGAATTGATGTGTATTCGTTAATGACATCATATTCCCAAAAACGAGGGTATTATGAAGATTCATAATGATTTTACCTTGTATTTTCGGGTTGTCCCTTCGGGGAAACGGGTCGTGTATTATTACGCCTACGATGAAAACAGCAAGCGGCTGGCTGGCAGGAGTACAGGGGAAACTACCATGACGGCGGCGCGGGTTAAGTGCAACAGGCTTTTGAAGGCGGGGGCGTTGGTTCCCTCGAAAGACCGTGTGCCGACTTTTGCCGAATTCGCTAAAGGCTGGTGGGAGTGGGAAACCTGCGACTACCTAAAGAAACGGCGCAAGCGGTTCAAGCTTACACAGGGATATGCCAAGCACGCTAAACGGAACATGGTCAATATGCTTGTCCCATATTTCGGGGATATGCCGATGGACAAGATCACCGAAGCCGATGTTGAGAAATTTCTGGATTACTTGATCGTGGAAAAGCAGTTAAAAAATTCGACAGCCAATGATTTTCTGACGACGCTGAAAACGATGATGATCGAGGCGGCGACACGAAGGGTTATAACTATCGACCCGACAAAGAATGTGGCGAAGCTGATTAAAGAGCCGAAGAAGATACAGATTATCACACCGCAAGAGTTCAAGAGTCTGTTTGCTGGAAATTGGGGCAAGGTGTGGAACAATAACCGTATCGGCTACACCGCCAATAAGCTGGCGGCACTGACTGGCATGAGGACTGCGGAAGTTTTGGGGCTTAAAGGCTGTTATGTGTACGAGAAGCATATTTATCTTTGTATGCAGTACGACAATTACGGCTACCGTGAAACTAAGACGAAGGACAAGACTAATATCCCGCTACCTGTTTCCATGATTGCCGATCTTAACGAATTAAAAAAGATTAACAGCGACGGCTTTTTGTTTTCGACTGACGGAGGGGCGGTTCCCATTTGCCGAGTAACGATGTATCGGGAGTTTCAGAGAGCGTTACGGAATATCGGCATGACCGATGAGGTGATTGCCGAGCGGGGTTTGACCCTGCATGGCTGGCGGCATTTCTTGAATACCGAATTGCTGAAAGGCGGTTTGTCGATACCGCAGACCCAAGCGGTTACGAGGCACAAGAGCGACAGAATGACGGAATGGTATAACCATTTTGACCCTTCGGAGTTTGCTAAGGCGGTGGAAGTGCAGGAAGGGTTATTGAGCTTGGAAGAGCCCGTGAAAGAGGCCGGTACAGAAAGCGGGAAAAAACAAACGGAGAATAAAGAGGGGCAGCGTGCCAGCGTTCTGCCTTTCCGCACAAGAAAAACCGTAGAAGCCGGAAAAGAGCGTAAACAGGCGTAGGCTTTCAAGTGCTGAATAGCCCCCGATTGCGGAGTTGTCTATGAGGACAGACTTTGCGGCGGGGGCTTTTTTTGTGCTCTTTGCCGGAGAATTTTTGACCATCGAATAATTACACACTTTACCTAGTTTTTTCTCTTTNGGGANGGCGTATCTTTTNCTTAGAACGATTGAGGAGAAACGCATGGAAACGTATTTGACGGTTGAAGAAGTCGCGGCGGTTTTGAAGCTTTCGGTTCAGACGATCCGGCGTTATGTGCTGAAAAGGGAGATACCCTTCCACAAGGTTAACAGGGCTGTGCGGTTTAAGCCGTCTGAAATTGAATGGTGGGTTGAACATCGGGGCGAGTTAAAGGCTTTTGGCAAAAGTGAAAAGCTTGACTGCGTTTTGTTCAGCGATTTGGAGGCAAGGGAGCTTGGCGATGCCGGGGAAGCGGTGCTGGACGGTTGCGTTGCGGAAAGCGGAGATGAAGTATGACCACCGACATTGACCGTGCCATTGAGGAAGCCAAGGCTGAAATACTGCCCTTTGAGAGTTGGGAACGGCTGGCGGGGGAAAGCTCTGCGGCGTTTGCGGCGTTCTGCGCTTTCCGTGATGTCGGGCCTGAACGGAATATCCGAAAGGCAGTAGAAAGCGTTGAGAAGGATGAGGCTGCTTGTGCCAAGCGGTACAGGGTTTGGCGGAACTGGTCTACGGCTTTCCGTTGGCGGGAAAGGGCTGCGGAGTATGACGGCTACACGGAAAAGCTGAAACAGGCGGAGATGCGGAAAACGATTGAGGCGCAAGGAGAAATGCACCGCAAAGTTACCGGAAAGATGCTTGCGGTTGTAAGCAAGAAGCTTGACCTGATGGACCCGGCAGAATTAAGCCAAGGCAATTTGACGGAGTGGGTGCAGACGGCGATTAAGGCGGAGCGTGAATCCTGGCAATCGGGAGATTGCCTTGGGCTGGTTGCCCCTAACGGAAAGGCGGAACCTAAGCAGGGCGAATTGACCTTTAGCCCTGAGTTTCAAGGGTTGTGAAGCAGAGAACAGGAACAATGTATGAGAACCAGTATTGTTTTTAAGCCTACGGCGATACAGAAAAAAGCCCTTGCCCTTTTGAAAAGCGGGGCGAAACATATTTTGCTCTTTGGCGGTTCACGTTCCGGCAAGACTACCGTTCTGGTTATGGCGATTATTTACCGGGCTTTGCGGTTTGCGGGCTCTCGGCATTTGATTTGCCGCTACCGTGCGAAGGACGCTCGTTCATCGGTTTTGCGGGAGACTTTGTTTCCTTGGCTGGATAATACCGTTGGAAAAAGCGGTTATACCTATTTGGCACATGAAAACGTGATTACCCTTTTCAACGGTTCGGAAATCTGGATTGGCGGTTTGGGGGACAGGGAACAGGCCGACAAGATTCTGGGGCATGAATATAACACGATTTATTTTAACGAGATTTCGCAGTTGAGCTATGCGGCTGTTACTACCGCCTATTCACGGCTTGCGATGCGGGTGCAGGGTTGCCGGAATTTGTTTTTCTATGACTGCAATCCGGGGAGCCCTTTGCATTGGGCGTATAAAGTCTTTGTGTTGAAACGGACATTTCTTTCAGGGGAAAAGCTGGAGAAGCCGGAACTTTATCAATCCATGCTGCTGAACCCGCAAGATAACAGGGATAATCTGCCGGAAGATTATATCTCTGACATTCTTGACGTGCTTCCTGAAAAGCAAAAGGCGCGGTTCCGTGATGGCTTGTGGGTGAAAGCGGAAGGAGTTATTTATGACCGCTTTGATGAAAGCATGATTGTCAAGGCTGGTGATTTGCCTGAAGCGTTTGACCGCTACGCCGCAGGGCAAGATTTTGGCCTGAATATTACTTTTGTAAAGATAGCTTGGCTTGGCGATGTGATTTATGTCCTGGGTGATTATGGGGCGTTCAACATGACTACCCAATCGTTTAATGAGGAACTGCAGGCAAGGGGCTTACTTGAGTGTGCTGACGGAATGGGGATACCTGTTTATTGCGACCCTGCGGGCGGGGAGCGGATACAGGAAATTACCGGGGGCGTGAAAGCAAATAACAGCGTTGAAAGCGGGATTGATTTTATCAATGCAAAGATTGAGCGGAAACAATTCTTTGTGTGCGAAAAATGTACCGGGGTGCTTTCGGAGATTTGGGATTACTGCCGGAATGAGGCAGGGGAGATTGTCAAAGTCAACGACCACTTTCTTGACGCTTTGCGTTATGCGGTATTTTCCGATGTGCAGCAGGGGGTGATATTTATATGAACCCCTTCAAACTATTTTTACGGAACAGACAACATCAGCTTTCGGAAGATGCCGCAAGGACTAAAAATAGTTTCCAAAATTCCTTGACTGGAGGCGATGATTTTACTAGCCTTAATAGTGGCCCCTTCAATGAGCCCTATCTTTACAACGCATGGGTCAATATTGCGGTTAATATTTTAATCCGCAATTTGGCCCGTGCGGATTTCGTTCTCGAAAGAGGCGGGGTTGAGTTAAAATGCGGTTCTCTCTTTGCGCTTTTCCATCGTCCGAATGAGCAGTTAAGCAGGTACGATTTGTGGAAGGAAACCGCCGCATGGTGGTTTATTGAAGGCGAGGCGTTTTGGTGGTTCGGGCCGGAGTACTCCGGCGGACTGCCGAAAGAACTGTATATTCTTAACCCCCGAAATCTCCGGCTTGAGGCCGAGGGGTTGGGCGTGCGGGGGGATTTCATACGCAAACAACGGCGCTGGTTTTACCAAGCCGGTGCCGAGCTGATACCGATCTTTTCTGACGAGCTTATCCATTTCCGTGATTGGAACCCGTGGAATCCTTTGCGGGGCGTTAATCCGCTTGTTTCTTTGGCGTTAGAGCTTGAACAGGATTACTTTGCCAACAGAGCCAATTCTACCCTTCTGAAAAATAATGCCATACCGCAAGGACTGCTAAAAACTGAACAGACATTGAGGCCGGAGGAAGCTGACGCTATTGAGCGGCGGTGGGAGAACAAATACGGACAGGTTAAGGCGGGGCGCAAGATTGCGGTGCTCGGCAAAGGGACGAGTTTTGAGGCGTTGAGTTTTAACCCCGATGTGGTAAAACTTTTTGAGCTCAAACGCTGGAACCTGTATACCGTTCTTGCCAAGTTTGGGATTCCTCCCAGAGTAGCCAATATTTCCGACAGGTCTACGGCATTGAGCGGCAAAGACACCAAAGAACAGCACTCGGCATTTTGGCAGTATACGCTTATTCCTCTCTTGCGGCAGTTTGAGCAAATTCTTGAAAGCCAGTTTTTTATGCGCTTTGGGCTTAAAGAATCCGGGCGCTTTGACCTTTGGGATATACCGGAACTGCAAGGCAATGAGGACGCGCAGAGTAAGCGGGATATTGCGGAGATTAACGCCGGAATAAAGACAATCAACGATGTTCTACAAGAACGAGGCAAGGAACCCAAACCCTGGGGCGATGTATGGCACAGGCCCAAAAACCTGAGCGAGCGGTAAGGGCAAGGATGGGGACTAATGCCTGGGGGAACGCTTTTTGTAAGCAGAGCAATAAATCTTCTCCCTCACTACAAAGAGCAGTTTGAGAAAACTTTCGGCTTTAAGGATTTTGCGGTTACCGATGCGGACAAGGACGGATTGAATATGGTCATTAACGATGTGAAGCCGAGGCTTTTAATGATGGACAGTGAATTTTATCAGGGTGGGACGGCTTATATGGTTGGGGTGCTGCATAATCGCTTTCCCGCTTTGAATGTCGCTGTTATTTCGTTTCACGATTACCCTTTGAGTCATGCTGTCTGGTTTATATGGCATGGGGCGAAGTCTTATGTCCACTTATGGGATGGCTATGAGGAATACAAGCGCGGTATAGAGGCGGTGCGGGATGGCAAGAAATATATATCGCCTCCTGTAAAAGATTTGATTGAGCATCAGAATGAATGGCCGGACACGAAATGCAAGACTACCAAACGGCAGATGGAATGTCTTGTTATGCTGTGCAACGGGCTTACGCCTGAACAGATTGGGGATGAGCTTCATGTTTCGCGCAAGACGGTTAATAACCATTTGGATAGTTTGTATGACGTGTTCCACGCGCATAACCGTGAAGAAATGGTTGCTATTGCGTGGGTGTTGGAGCTTGTTACGGTGAAGGATATTCGGTTTTACAGCCGCAAGCCTTTTGATAGGCCGCTTCCCGAATGGGCGGCGGTCAAGAAAAAAATTGACAAAAGAGTTTTTCACAATTAGGGGGAGCTATGATCGTTAGAACGAAGGGCGGGGAATACCGCGCGGGTAATGTTACGTCGCTGCTTGATTTTTTGGGTATCAGGAAAAATGCGGCGGGCGTGCATAAAGTTACAGGCGGTGTGGAATTGATTGCGCCTGTTGCGTTTGGCTATGAACAAGAGGAAATCGCTTGGATTCTTTCTACTTTTGACCTTGACCGTTTTGGGGAGCGGGTAGACCCTGCGGGATGGGAGTTTTCGGGGTTTGCCAAAAATCCTGTTGTCCAGTGGGCGCATCGCTTTGATATTCCGGCGATTGGCAAGATTGAGGGGCTTGCGGTTGATGGGGATGGGCTTCATGGAGTGGTTTTCTTCAACGACAAAGCTTATGACCCTTTTGGCTGGTCGATTGGGCAGAGGGTAAAGGCGGGGGTTATTCGGGCGGGGTCTGTTGGGTTTCGGGTTATGGAAATTGAAATACCGTC